CAGCAAGTTTTACGGCATGAAGCATTTGGGCGAACGCAAGTTTCTGTCCGCGCCTGAACAGCCAAACCCTCGGTTAATGTCGTAAGTGAACGCGGAGCGCCTGTTGACCAGTGACGAAGCCTAGCCCCCTGACAGACCTAATCATCGACCTGAAAGTCAAGCACATGACCAAAGACCAGATACGCAATCACTACAAGCAAGGCCGATATGCAGGAGCGAGTGACGCGCACATTTCCGGTTACGTCAAACAGCATTTGGGAGAATAGGGATGGCCGAACAATCCCCATTAGAGCGCAAGGTAATCGGCGGCTATATTCCTAAGCCGTCCAATCGAAAACCAACTACCCCGCATGGTGGCAGTGCTGTAACGAGGCCAAAGCCATGACACCATTAGAGCGCGCTGCTAGGGCTTTGTGTGCATCACAAGGCGATGACTGGGAGCGAGAGGGGCATGAAGGCTTGCTGAAAAACTACTCAACCCACGCCCGCGCCGTGCTTATGGCCATTCGGGAGCCTAGCGAGGGGATGCTAAGCGCTGGTGGCGACGTTCCATGCGATGACTATATTTCGGGCGGTGTGATTTATTCCACGACAGCGGAAACGAGGGCCGTCTGGCAAGCCATGCTCGACAGTGCTTTGGAGGAGTAATAGGGATGGCAGCAAAGAACAAGCGTAAGCGTCGGCCAGCAATCGAAGTTGCCACACCGACCGATGAACAGCTAAACCGTGGAGAGTATCGCAGGGCAAATCACGGTCACTATCGCAAGGTGCCTGTAATCGACACAATGCTTGCCCGCGACCAGATCACACCACAAGAGCATATTGCTTTAGGCTACTACCGCGACATGGCCAGCTTGGCAGACAAGTCACCACTAAAAAGCTGCATCGACTTTAGCGTAAAGGGTGGGGACATAGGCCCATCGGCTGCCATCAACAGCGCGATACTGGAAACGGCAAGGATCGAGCGAGACTTAGGCAGCCTTCGCGAACTAGCCCGCGCCGTGGCTGTTGAGGATAAATCCATAACGCAATGGTGCATCGAACAATTTGGCGGCAGGGAACGCTATGACGGGAACGGCAAGTTCATTGCTATTGTGCCTGTAGGCGAAACCAAGCGGGTGCAGATGGCAACGATGGAATTGCGGATGGCGGCAAGGAGGATTGTGAAATGATTTTGATAACTAAAGCCATCACGTTTATGGGTGGTAAACGCACAGAAAAGCGCGAGGTTAGGGAAATGACTGAACAAGAAGAAAGGGCTTTTGCGGAAGCAATGAGGCAGATGGACGAGGCCTTGACCTGCATGAACACAGCCTTTGAGGCCTTGCGCAAATTATAAGGATTGATTTTCTGTCCGCATTCGTCTATGGAAATTGCTAATGGTTTATACGTGCGTCCGCAGCCAAATGCTTCGGGCGCATTTTTGATTCGGCAATTATATACTTTACTTAGCAGGTGGGAAATGACAGAGGATTCGCGACAGGCCGGTGCTAGTAGTAAATCAAGCGGAGTCGCAGCGGCTGCTAGGGAGATTTTGCCTTATATAGCCGCCTATGTTGATGATACAGAACTCGGTGAAGCCGAGTTCGATAAAATCACTGACTTTGGTGAACTTAGCGAGTTTTTGGCAAAGAAAGTTCTTTCCCATACACATTATAAAGGGCGTGATACGCAATGCGCACAGCCCGATCTAACTCGGTAATTCTTTCATTTTCAGATTGCAGGTCTTGCAGCGAAAAGTCGGGCTGATTTAGCTTTTTCATGGGCTTTTTGCGAGGTCAATTTTTACCTCTATTGTTACTGTGTTTCGGGTTTTCATTTAAGGTCCCCCGAGCCACGACGCGCCGTAGGCCAGTTAGGGTTTACGGATAACGTTCTAGTGCAACCTTTAGGCAGGTTGCGAGCAATCTCCCCGCCATTCACGGCCTAGGACCGATCCTAGCGATGGCAACGTCCACTCCGACCTTCCGCGCTCGGCGGCAGCGTAAACGCCCGTTTAGCCCGGCGACGGCTTCTGGCTGCCCTTTCGGGTCCAGATACGCCCTTTCTGGTTGGTCGGCATTACCGTGCATCGTTTTGCCTGCCCGCATGTGGGTGCGGGTGCTCCGCGATGCCCGTAAATGGTGGGGAGATTCTACTTTGGAGTAGAAGCCAGAAACGATGTTAACTTTTGGCCCACCCCGTTAGGGCCAACCCGTCCCAACAACCGGCAACTCACCTAGAACCTATTGGTAACAGCGCGGCTTTGTTTGCGGACGGGTGAAATTGAGGAGAGCAACATGCTACACGATGTAAGCATTCATCGCGGCGTGATTGTCTTTATGGTGCGCCAGTGAGCGCTAAACAAAGCGAAGAAAAGCGCGACGAACACGGTCGATTTATCGTCCCTCCTGTTTCACCGGGAAGGCCTAAGGGCGCGCGCAATAAGTTAGGTGAAGCCTTTGTTGAGGCGTTGCACGATGACTTTATTGAACATGGGGTTGCAGCGATCCAAGTAGTCCGCGCTGAAAAGCCAGACCAATACCTGAAGGTTATCGCATCCTTGCTTCCAAAGGACGTAAACCTGAATTTCAATGACAACAGCGAGATGACGGATGACGAACTTGCGCAGCGCGTCCGAGACCTTGCCGCGCAGCTTTCTCCTTTCCTCATTGGCGGAATTGGAGATGCTACAGAAGGAACTGGCAGCGAGGCAGGCGCGCAAGAGCCTTCTATCGTTCACTGAATTTACCAATCCATTATACAAGCGGGCAAACCATCACAGGTTGATTGCTGAAAAGCTGGAAGCGGTTGAACGGGGAGAAATTGACCGCCTTATGATATTCATGCCACCTCGGCATGGTAAGTCGGAGTTGGCTTCCAAACGCTTCCCTGCTTGGTGTTTGGGACGCCAGCCCCGGCGACAGATTATCGCGGCAAGCTATAACTCGGACTTGGCGAATGACTTTGGCCGCAATGTCCGTAATATCGTTGCTGAGCCTGAATTTGGACAAGTGTTCCCGAAAGTAAGTCTGGCACCAGACAGTCAAGCGGCTAACCGGATGAATACCAACTTTGGTGGCGCTTATGTGGCGGCAGGCGTTGGAACGGCGGTAACAGGTCGCGGCGCTGACATTGCCTTGATTGACGATCCGTTCAAAGACCGTGAAGAGGCTGACAGCGAACGGCGCAGGGATATTGTTTGGGATTGGTATAGGTCAACGCTGTTCACGCGCTTGATGCCTGGCGGTTCGATTGTTCTCATTCAAACGCGGTGGCATGAAGATGATCTGGCGGGAAGGTTGCTTGAGGCAGAAGGTGACCAATGGGAGGTTCTGGACCTACCGGCGATTAGTGAATCTGGCGATGCTCTTTGGCCGGAATGGTATCCGATTGAAGCATTAGAGCGTATCAAGGCGACTGTAGGGCCTCGCGAATGGTCGGCACTGTATCAACAGAAGCCGCAACCGGATGAAGGCACGTTCTTTAAGAGGGAATGGTTCCCGACTTGGGATAAGTTGCCAGAGTTGAGATATTACGGAACTAGTGACTACGCTGTTACCGATGGCGGCGGCGATTACACTGTCCATCGGATTTGGGGTATTTGCCCAAGGGGTATGATTTACCGCGTTGACGGATGGCGCGGACAAACGACTTCGGACGTATGGATTGAACAGAAGCTGGACCTGATAGCCAAATACAAGCCGATGGCATGGTTTGGCGAGGGTGGCGTTATTCAGAAGGCTATCGAGCCGATGTTGAAACGCCGGATGCAGGAGCGTCGGGTGTTTTGCAGGCTGGAGTGGCTTTCAAGCGTTCACGACAAGCCGACAAGGGCTAGAAGTTTTCAGGCAATGGCGGCAAGTGGCCGGGTATTTTTTGAACCCGGCGCTGACATAAGCGAATATCTGGTTTTTCCTGCTGGCAAGAATGACGATGACGTGGATACAGCCTCATTGATTGGTCGGGCGATTGACCAAGCGCACCCTGCGATAATTACACAGCTGCCGGAAAAGAAACGTGGTGACCGTTGGTCGAAGCTGCTGGACAAGTCAGAACAAGAGGAGGCGTCTTGGAGA